GATTTAATGCAGTGGGCGTTATTGTTATTTCTGGTTGTTGAACCCCAACAGTAATTTCAAAAGGTTCAACTACGATGTTAGTATTAAACTCAGACATATTATTGATACCTTATGATGAATCCTAGTGGTTCCTTATTAACTTCTGCAAGTGAGCTATTTGCTGCACTTTGCTTACTAATCTGCAATGTAACAATAACAAGTGTTGAGTTAGCACCGCTATTTGCAAGTGCAATGTTTGGAGTTGGATTAGGACTTCCGGTGCCACCTGTTAAGTTTGCTGGGATGTAAAGATATCCAGTTCCAGCAGCAGCATTACTGAATGCAGCAATAAGATTTGATTGATAAGTGTTAGCACCATTGCTTGGTTGAGGGGCTAGTAAGTTGATATTACCTAGCACAATTTCGTCAGCATTAGGATATTCTACAGTATCAACACTATAAAACTTTGCTGATGTAGATAATGCCCAGGCATTTGGAACTAAAGCATTTGCAGGATTAGAGTTTGCATATGTAAAGTTTAAGGGTAATGTGTACGCTTCTCCAGTGTAAATCTCTAGGCACTGCATTTCAGTACCGGCGATTGTCATTGTCTTTGCGCCGTTAAGTAATAGACTCATTGATGTGTTCCTTTAATGTATTTATATTTGTTTGTTATGTCTTAATCCAACCAACATTGTTATAATCCCAACTATTTGGCGTTGATGTTAATGATTGACCTGTCAATACAACAGCATTACCTGTTCCGATTACTCTAACGCAGGTACCTACATCATAGATAGCAAATGTAGCGTTAGCATCAACACTGAAATCAGTTGTTATCATTTGCGGTATATTTGCTGTGAATGTATAGTTAGTGATAGAAGTGTCTGGCTTAATAGAATTACTTATATTAGCACCATTAGCAATTTCCTGTATCTTATAGAAACTAGCAACCTGAATAGTTAAGTTGGCGTCAGTAATTAGTTGCAATTGACTTGTGTTACGGATTTGGGTGTTAGCAGTTCTAAACCCACTAGTAACCCCAGCACCAATAACTGCCCACCAACCAGCACGACCTCCCATATTTACAGGACTATTAATGTCTTGAATGCCCGCACCATCTGGATTCATTCTAATCGTAGGATGACTATTAGCAAAATACCCGTTTGTAGTCAAACTGTCTCTTGTATACCAAGGATAATAACTATCAAATGTATAGGTCTCAAAGTTACCAGTGCTTGCATTTG